GCGAGCCATGGAAGAGGCAATGATTTCGCTCGAGCTGTGGGAGCGTAAGAGCGCGGGAGGTCGACGGGGCGCCAGGGCCGTCAACAAGCAACGTCGGAACGACGTCATCGATGATGTCGATGATGTCGATGATGTTGTGGAAGAATGTGGAAAGCGCGACACTCCCGACGACACTCTCGACGAGACTGCCGTCGACACTCCCGACGAGACAGGGGGGGGTGTCTCGACGCATAACCAGAACCAGAACCAGAACCATAACCAGAGTTACTCTTCGAGTAACACGCGCGGGCGCGAGGCGATGTTCGATCAGTTCTGGGAAGCCTATCCCCACAAGGTGGGAAAAAAAGCAGCTCGAAAGAGCTTCGACACCGCGATCAAGACAACCGACGTCGAGACAATGCTGACCGCCGTGAGGCGGTACATTTCAAACAAACCCGCCGATAGGCAATTCTGCAATCCTGCAACCTGGCTCAATCAGGGTCGCTGGGAGGATGTCCCCGCAGAAGGTGGCACCAGAGCCAACGTCTCACAGAAACCCCAAGGCCCGAAAGAGCCGCCCATCAGCATCACCTGGGAGGCGGAGCCTCGAGATTGGGCAAGGTTCAGAAACGTCGTAAAATCTCGCATCGGATCCTCCTCGTGGAAGGTGTATTGGGAGAAGCTCATGCCACACGCCCCAGGAACAGCGACAGCTCCAGAGCCTCCCCAGACGCAGGTCGCCACGGTCAAAGGCCTCGCCGATCACAACAGCATCGGGATGATGATCAATGGCTAATCCGAAGCCGACCGTCGAGGACATCACGCCGCTCCAGGATCTCTGGTGCAGCGCGTATGTCGGTGAGGCTCGATACAACGCACAAGAGGCAGGTCGCATCGTGGGGATCTCCGTCGATTACGCGAAGGAGCTGCCCCACAAAACCCACATCAAAGAGCGGATCGCCCAGCTCCAGGCTGATACGGCCAAGCGGCTGCAGGTCGCCGAGAACCGTGTCATGCGTGAGCTGCTCGCCGTCGGGTTCAGCGACATCTCCGAGATCATCGAGGTCACGCCGGAGGGTGGGCTCTCGGTCAAGGCCTTCGAGGATCTGCCCCGGTCGGTCACGTCAGCGATCAAGAAGGTGAAGCTGCGGCGGGCCAACCGAGGCGACGGTGACTTCGACGAGATGCTCGAGATCGAGATGCATGCGAAGCAGCCCGCCCTCGACCGTCTCTTCGACTACCTGGGCCTCGACGGCAAGGGCGCTGGGTCTGATGCTGCTTCCGCGCCGACGTTCACCGGCCTGACCCTGATCGGCCCAGAGAAGGATGCTGCTGAATGAGATACACGCACTCAATGGAGACAGCCGTGACTGACCTGATTGAACGACTTGAAGCCGCAGCCGAAGGGCCGTGGGAAATCATAGGGGAGCAACAGCCATGACACATGCCTTCTGGATCAACGCCGCCTGCAGGAACGTCCGCTCCACGACAGCGCACGGAGCCCAGAGGTTCCACCCTGGCCGGCGCCGCTCGTGGGCAGCCAAACACCGAGACGTGATCTGGGTGGCGCTGGTCGTCGCGCTGATCATCGGAGGGGGCGCGGCATGACACGCGAGATGACGAGGGGGGCGATGGCCCTGCTCAGACGCAACAGCACACACTCGATGAGTTACTTCCGCTGGGTGCCTAACGAGGGCGCTCACGAGTTCACGTTCAGGGACGGGTCACAGATGCGCCTACCGCAGGTGGATCTCGACATCTTCCGCGAGAATGGCTACAGCCTGATCTGGTCCATGGGCCACAAGTCCCCAGACTTCGCCAAGCTGGCTAAATGTCCCAAAATCACGCAGCAAATGAGGGGCGTCCGCTGACCGGATACCACAAGACCTTAGACTTCTCGACGAGCCCGACGCTGTGGGACTTCCTGCAGTCTCGGGCCTTCGTGTCTATCGTGCGCGGCTCGGTCGGCTCGGGAAAGTCAACCGTCTGCTGCGCAAAGATTATGAAAGCCGCCATGGAGCAGGAGCCTGCCCCGGACGGCTGGCGCTACACCAAGGCCGCCGTCGTGCGCAACACCTACGGCGAGCTGGCGACCACGACCGTGGCGACCTGGCGCTCAATCTTCGACGAGGAGGTGTTCGGGCCGATCAGGATGGGCGCACCGATGACGCATCACATCCGCAACGAGGAGGGCAAGATCGACCTGCTGGTAGAGTTCCTCGCCCTCGACAAGCCAAAGGACATCAAGAAGCTCCTCTCCTGGGAGGGCAGCATCATCTGGTTCAACGAGCTGCGCGAGATGCCCAAGCAGCTCGTCGACGCCGCCACCGCCCGCGTCGGTCGATACCCATCGAAGGCAAGCCGAGGGGTCGAGTGCAGCTATGCCGCCATCCTCGGCGACACCAACCCGCCTGACGAGGATCACTGGCTGCACGATCTAGAGATGGAGTGGCCCGATGAGTGGGAGTTCTTCGCCCAGCCACCCTCAGTGCTGACCCTCGAGGAGGCCCAGACGTCAGGTGTTGCCGTCGAGGATCGCGAGGTGATCGAGGCGTCCAACGAATTCTTCGTCGTCAACCCTGGCGCCGAGAACCTGAGCAACCTACCCGACCGCTACTATTCTCGCATGCTGCCTGGCAAGGACCGTGACTGGATCCGCGTCTATGCCCAGGGCCGCTACGGCTTCGTGTCAGACGGCAAGCCGGTGACGCCCGAGTACCGCGACGACCTCATGGCGCGGGATGACCTGCCCGTCCTTGAGGATCGACCGCTCCTGCTCGGCCTGGACATCGGCGCAGGGACACTGGCACCGGCTGCGGTGTTTGGTCAGCTCCACCAGCGTGGCGTCTGGCTGATCCACCATGAGGTGGCGAGCCTGGACATGGGGCTTGAGCGTTTCGCCACGCAGGTCAAGCAGGAGGCGGCACAGATGTTCCCAGGCCGGAGCATCGAAAGGGCGTGGGCGGATCCTGCGGGCAACGGCCGCGACGAGGTGTTCGAGGTCGCGGCCATCGACCACATGCGAAGGCGCACCGGCATCCCGACGTTCGCCGCGCCGACCAACAACATCACCGCCAGGATCCAGGCGTGGCGCTCGCCGATGTCGCGCCTGATCGATGGGCAGCCCGGCCTCCTGATTAACCGGCGATGCTCTGGCCTGCGAGCATCCCTGTCAGGCCGCTGGCGTTTCCGGCGCGTCGAGGTGTCAGGGGCCGAGCGGTATGCCGACAAGCCGGAGAAGAACGCCTATAGCCACAAGCCTGACGCCGGTGGCTACATGCTCCTGGGCGGGGGAGAGCATCGAGAGAACAAGGGCCAGGACCGCAACCGCTCGAGGGGCGGGGGAGCCCGCGTTGCCAAGCATGACTTCAAGATTTTCTGAGGAGGATCTCCATGAACGACGACATGACGCACTACATCACCGTGCACGGCCGCTTTCCTGACACCGGCATGCGGATAACCGAGGCCATCGACCGTGCGTCGGCATGGTGGGACAAGACCGGCCGCCACCTCGTCAAGACCGAGAGCAACCTGACCGAGGTGGGCCGCCAGGTCCGCACTGGCATCGTTGTCCCCGGCGAGATGACGCCCGAGCTGGACAGCGGGATCCTCCAGGCATGGCCCTGGGCGCAGCTCAACCAGCGTGAGCAGATGGCAATCGTGATCAGGTGGCACCATGACCACATCGCCGTGCCTGACGCCGGGGCCGCGCCCTACAACCCACGCACGGCCCGGTGATCAAGTACGGGATCCCCCGCTCCCGTGTTCCGGTCGCCGTCGTGTTCCAGCGCAGGATCACGCGGCGACGCTGGTGGCACCTCTTCACGGGCGACACCTGGGCTCACTGCTGGATGGTGGTGGCGTGTCCGTTCCCGGAGCCCGGCCTGATGGCCGATTACTACACGCTTAAGGTTGACCCACTGCCCTCGAGGCTGCACGTCGACATGGTCTGGGCGGCCCCCATTGATGTGCTGGCAGCCCTCCTCGAGCGTGACGAGGTGACCGACGTCGTGGAGCTGACACTCGACATCGGCGTGAACGAGATCCACTGCCCTCGAGCAAGCCTGACGTGTGTGTCTGTTGCTAAAGCGATTATGGGAGTATGGTGGCCGCTCATCATTACCCCGCGCCAGCTACATCGGAAGCTCCTGGCGCTGGGGGCAAGCTCTGTGAGGGGATATGGCTGACACCGTCAAGAACATCTTTAACCCACCGAAACCGAAGGGGCCTGACCCCGAGCTGATCGCTGCGCAGCGGCGACAGCAGGAGCGCCTCGACAGCAGGGATGCGGAGGAAGAGCGCAAGCGCAAGGCTCGCGAGAAGGTTCTCGCGGCCAGGAGCCAGGGCGCACAGAACCTCTTTGACACCGAGACCGGTGTCGAGACGACCACACTGGGTGGCTGACATGGCAAAGAAGAACGCTCCGGTCAATCTCAAGAAACTGATTGCCCGCGCCGAGGCGGCCTGGCAACGCAAGCTGCAGTGGCAGGGCATCCTCGACGATGCCTATGAGTTCTGCCTGCCCATGCGAAACCGCTATAGCGACAAGACCGAGGGCAGCCAGAAGCTCGACCGGGTGTTCGACGGCACGGCCATCGAGGCGGTGCAGCGTTTCGCGTCGCGGTTCCAGTCACAGCTCACGCCACCGTTCCAGACATGGGCGGTTCTGAGCGATGGGCCTCTGGTCCCCCAGGAAAAGAAGGAGCAGGTTCGCACCCAGCTCCAGACCATCAACAAGCAGCTCTTCGCTGCGATCCACGCCAGCAACTTCGACCACATGATCGGCGAGGTCTATCTCGAGGGAGCAATCTCGACGGCTGGCATGCTGATCCTCGAGGGCGACGACAGCTCGCCGCTCCTCATGCAGGCCGTTCCCAACTACCAGTTCGCGACCGACGACGGCCCGATGGGTTCCGTCGATGGTGCGTTCCGGCGATGGGAGGCACCGGTCAGGGAGATCGAGGAGACGTGGACAGACGCCGAGCTGCCCGAGGATCTCGCGAGGATCGGACGCGACACGCCCGAGCAGAAGGTCAAGCTCGAGGAGGGGACGTTCTACGACAGCCGGGCGAAGAAGTACGCCTACGTCGTCTGGTGGAAGGGCGGCGCGAAGGCCGAGCCCCACAAGATTGTCGAGCGGTGGTACAACGAACATCCCTGGGTGTTCTTCCGCTGGACCAAGGTGGCTGGCGAGGCGATGGCTCGAGGCCCGGCGCTCTACGTCCTGCCCGACATCAAGACGCTAAACAAGGTCAAGGAGCTGGTTCTCAAGAACGCGTCGCTGTCTGTGGCAGGCGTGTGGACCGCCGTCGACGATGGCGTCATCAACCCCGACACGATCCAGATCACGCCCGGTGCCGTTGTCGAGATCGGGGCGCAGGGTAACCTCCAGGCGCTCCAGACCGGCGGCCGCTTCGACGTCTCGCAGTTCATCATCGATGACCTGCAGATGACGATCAAACGAGCCCTTTTCGACAACCAGCTCCCGCCCGACGCAGGGCCGGTGCGCTCGCCGACCGAGATCATGGAGCGGGTGAAGGAGCTGCAGGAGGAAACCGGCGCACCATTCGGTCGGATCTCGCATGAGTTCATCCGCCCACTGCTCCAGCGATGCCTCAACATCCTGGTGCGCAAGGGCATCATCCAGATCCCCGGCGCGGATCCCGCAGCCCCGACGCCCGAGCTGAAGATCGACGGCCTGTCGGTCGCCATCGAGATCACGTCGCCGCTCGCTCGTGTGCAGCAGATGAACGACGTGGACGGCGTGGTCAACTGGCTGCAGATCTCGTCGTTCGCCGGGCAGGAGGCGGTGATGGGATCCGTCAAGGTCGAGGACATCCCGCCGTGGTTTGCCGACAAGCTGGGCATTGACCTCAAGCTCGTTCGCAGCGAAAGTGAACGGGCCGAGCTGCAGAAGGCCATGGCCCAGATGATGGCCCAGCAGCAGATGGCCCAGCAGGCTCCGCAGCAGGGGCAGTAACAGGAGGGAACATGCCAGTTTTCAGTGAGAACGGATGGTCTGGGCTCGAGGCAGCCCGACCGGACAAAACCGACGTTGATGAACGCCGCGACCTGGACCGCGACATCCTCGGAGCCTTCACCACGCCCCGAGGTCGCCGCGTCCTGCAGTGGCTGCGCGACGTCACCATCGAAGCATCGGGGCCGCACCCCACACTGACCGGTATCGGGCTGGAGTTTCGTGACCAGCTCGTCTACCGGGAAGGTCAGCGGGATCTGGTGCGGGACATCGAGAAGCGCATGGAACGCGCGAAGGAGGAACGATGAGTGCTGACCTGACTTTAGAAGAGGTGGTTGCGGGCCTGGACCCAGACGTCGAGGCGCACTGGACCAAGACCGGCCTACCCAACCTCAATGCGGTCAAGGAGATCCTCGGCCGGGCGGTGAGCCGAAAGGACATCGACGACAAGGGTCTGGCCGACTGGACGCAGGGCAAGGCCGCTGACGCAAAGCGGAAGGCGAAGGAGGAGGCCGAGGCCACCGTCCAGATCTCGAGCCCGGTGCACGAGGTGACCCCTGGGCCGGTCGAGCCCGAGCCCCTGGAGCGCACACCCCTCAAGGACGCGGTCGATATTGTGATTGCTGCGGGCGTCCCCGGATCCGAGGTCGAGCTGCGCGAGGCCGCCTCATACCTCAAGCTCTGGAGGGCAAAGCATGCCTGACGACAACAACGACGGCCTCATGGGCGTGGCTGGCGACGAACAGCAGACGACGACGAACACCGAGCAGGAGGCCGCGTCTGAGCCGAGAGACGATGGCAAGCCGACGCGTCCCGACTGGGCGCCCGAGCAATTCTGGAACGCCGAGAAGAACGAGCTGAACGGCGAGAAGCTGGCGAAGAGCTACAACGACCTGCGGGCTGAGTTCAACAAGGGCAGGAAGGGCCTGGGCAAGACGCCCGACAGCCCTGATGGCTACCTCGAGGACTTCAAGATCGAGCGGGAGCGCGGCGAGGGTGACGACAAGAAGACCCTCGAGCGGATCCGCGAGGTGGCTGGCGACGACCCCGCACTCCTGGCGTTTGCCGAGGTTGCCCACAAGAACGGCCTGACCGACAAGCAGTTCAAGTCCCTGGTCTCCGATGCGATGTTCGCCTTCGACGGCCTCATGCCAGAGCCATTTGATCTCGACCGGGAGATCGAGGCGCTGGGCATGCCGACGATTGACGACGCCAAGAACCTGATCGCGACCAACAAGAACTGGCTCGACCGCATGCATGCCGACGGCACCCTGAACGAGGACCAGTATCTTGCCGCACGTCAGATGGGCATGTCGGCGCTTGGCCTGCAAACCCTCAACGCCCTGCGTGAGCAGGCCGGAGAGAAGCCGATCCCGACCAACACCATGCGCTCGAACGGCGGCATGAAAACCAGGGCCGAGCTGGCGGAAATGATGAAGGATCCGCGCTACAGCGAGGACAGCCCCATCGGCGAGCAGTACCGCGACGAGGTGTCTCGCGGCTTCGTGGCTCTCACGGGAGGTCAATGACAATCTTGCGCCCGGCACACGTCAGGCGTATAAGCAAGGTGCTGGTGGCCCCCCAAAGGCTTTAGCACCCAGGGGGCGGGGTTTGGGTTCCCTCCTGTGCCTCGCCCCCGCCCACTGCGGCTCGCCCTTGCGCGGCAACCACCAGAAGGCCCACCAGAGCCTCTAATCTGGAGCAGACGACCCATCTGCCTCGGCAATCAGGGCGACGTCCTGACCCAGACATAGGCAACGGCAATC